AGTGGCTGTTGTTGCTGCTAACGTGGCATTTGTCATCAAGGGCATTGTTACTGAAATAGAACTGCTAGTTAAGCAGACAATTGCATTGGCAACCTTTGATTTTGCCAAGTTTAAAAATCTTGGTGAAGAAGGCCGAAAAGAAGCATTAGCTAATTTGGCTGCATTGCAAGCGTTTGAATTTAGAGTCATGGGTTCGCCAGATGGACGCAAAGGGTTAGACGATCCCCGTATTCCGCAATCTAGCAAACCAAGTGGCCCACTACGCGCAACAAAAGTTGCTGTAGACCCTGAAGCCAAACGATTGGCTGCTGAAGCTGAACGCGAAGCCAAACGTATACGCGAAAACGATATAAAAATTGGCGAACTTATGAATCGTCAAATTGACGAAAGGTTAAAAGCAGAACAAAAACTGCGTGATGAAGAAATAAAACTTGGTGAAAACAGAAACCGTCAAGTTGAAACGTATTTCAAAACCAACGAGCAAATCAAAGAACGTCAGACGCTTGAGTCTTTGTCAATTGATCGTCAACGAACAATTCTTGACTATGAACAACAGACAAGGTTGATGCGTGAAAAAGACAAGCAACTAGCACTAGACATTTTTAACATTCGGGCACAGCAAGAAGACAAGATTAGGGCTATCCAGCAAGAGACAAACTTGTTGGAGGCTGATCGTGAAGAACGTATAAAAGCCCAAAACCAATTGGCTGAAAAAGCAATTGATTTGGCACGGGAACGTAACCGTGTAATGCGTGAAATGGAAGAAGGCGATCAAGTTAAAGGCTTTAGGAAACGTGCTGAAGAATTCTTTGCGTTTGCACCAACGGCAATGGAAACAGGCGCACAAATGTTTGACTCAGTGTTAGGCAACATGACAGGTGCGCTTGATAACTTTGTTAAAACAGGCAAGCTGTCTTTTAAAGATTTAACACGCAGCATTATTCAGGACATGATTCGCATACAGCTACGCGCACAAATGATTAGTTTGTTTGGTCGTTTGTTTAGTGGTGGTGCGACTCCATATCAACCTGCTGCTGTTATGGGATTGCCGGGTTACGCTGATGGTGGTGATCCTCCTGTTGGTCAGCCAAGTATTGTTGGCGAGCGTGGCCCTGAAATCTTTGTGCCCAAGACAGCCGGAACAATTATTCCAAACAACCAAATTAGCAACATGGGCAGCACTACCAACGTGACAAATAACTACATTAACGCAATTGACGTTAAGTCGTTTGAGGATCGCCTTTTAGGTAGCTCTAACGCAATCTGGGCGGCTAACGCTTATGCCAACAAGAACTTGGCTACCAACTTTGGGAGAACGTAATGTCTTTTCAGACCATTTTTGAAGTGCAGCAGTCAATGACGGTGAACAACCGTAGGACTGTTGGGCAGCAAGTCAGTAGGTCGGGCCAGATTCGTGTTGCTCAGTACCTCACATCTGTGCCGTGGGTCTTTACCGTGATGCCGCACAGCTACCTTGCTTATGCAACCTCACGGGCAATCATCCAGACAATTGACAACCTTGACCGTCAGTTGCCAGAGACAATCACGTTCAACAGCGCCAACTTGCGGTGGTTTACTTCATACCAAGGCGGCGCATCAGCAACGCCTACAACCGTTGTGTTGGCTGTTGCACCAGCTTCTAACTCTCAAACAATTCAACTTGCCGGGTTGCCAGCGTCTACTGGTCCAATCTTTAGGGCTGGCGATTTCATCATGATTGGGGAGTACAGTTACAAAATTACAGCAGATGTCCCATACACAGGGTCAACAGCTACTGTAAGTATTCATCGTCCAATCATTGGGTCATTTAGTCCAGAAACACCTGTGGCTTGTGGCAACAATTGCACGTTTAAGGTATTGGCAGAAAAGTGCCCGACATATACACTCATGCCAGCACCCGGCAGCGCATTCGTGCAGTGGGATGAAGCGTTTGTGTTTAGAGAGGACATTACAGGATGAGCACGACAATGACGGCGCTGGATAGTTCATCTATCCGGCAAGCAGAATTCATACGGCTAACTTTGCCGTCAAACACCTACACGTTTTGCAATGCGGCTGCGCCAATTACGGTAAACGACATCACATTTACCAATCTTGGCAGCTTGCTTCAATTGAGCGACATCAAGCGCGACATCAAGGCTACAAGCTCTGATTTGTCAATCTCGCTGACTGGCGTGGATGGAACAAACGTGGCAATTGTCTTGGGTTCGGACATCAAAGGCTCGCGCATTGAGGTGTGGCGTGGTTTCTTGGACTCAAACAACCAAATCATCACAACGCCTACGCAACAGTTCTTTAAGCGCTATCAGGGCATTGTTTCCAACTATTCCATCACGGAAGACTTCAACGAGCAGTTGCGCACTCGCGTGGCAACAATTGGTTTGTCCTGCGCATCTTTTAGAACAATCCTTGAGAACCGTGTTGGCGGGGTTCGCACGACCCCAAAGATTTGGCAAGTCTACTATCCCGGCGACACAAGCATGAACCGTGTCCCGGCAATTGCTGGCTCTTACTTTGACTTTGGTGGACAGCCCAACACCTCTGGCAGTCAAGCCACATCCAACGCACCATCACAAAGAATCTTTGGACGATGATAAGACGAGCAACAAGATACGACATACCGCGACTGCTTGAGATTGTCGAGGCATACGCCTTTGAGAATCCCATTACAGTCCTTGGTAAGCCAGCCAACCATGACCCTAAGTATGTTGAAAGCCTGTTGTTTGGCATCATCATGGGGCGCGGGTTTGTCTACATAGACAATCACATGAGAGGCGCAATCATTGGCATCAAGAACCAGAATATCTGGTGTCCAAAGGTGAGAGAATTGAACGAGTTGCTTTGGTGGGTTGAACCTGAGTACAGAAACGGCACAATTGGTGGCCGACTTTGGAAAGCGTTTGACCAAGAGGCCAATCAGATGCTTGCAAATGGAGATGTCCATTGCGTCATTACATCTGTGTCGGCATCAGGTCCATTGATTGATTACACCAAGCGCGGCTACAAGCCAGTTGGCGCTAGTTTTGTGAAGGAATAGTTATGGTAGGGACAATGATTGTTGCGGCTTACTATGGCATTGCCACAGGGGTTGCCTTAACTGCTGGACAGATGGCAGTTGCTTTTGCCATTAACTTTGCCGTGTCTAGCATTATGGCTAGAGCATTCGCTCCAAGCGCAAGTGGAGGCCAAGCAATCGACAACGGCGTTCGTCAGCAGGTTCCTCCGTCATCTACAAACAGCATTCCAATTGTTTATGGCGATGCTTATTGCGGCGGCAGGTTTGTTGATGCCGTGCTAAGTACAGACGCAAAGACGATGTACTACGTCTTGGTAATTTCGCACATCAGCCCCAATGGTCAGTTTACTTTTGACACATCCGATATGTATTGGGGCGACAGGAAGATTACGTTTGACGGAACAGACCAAACAAAGATTGTTGGCTTAACTGATGGCGCTGGCAACGTGGATGAAAAGATCAATGGCAACGCTTACATTGCTCTGTACACATCAACACAAGGCGGCACAATATCATCTGCCAACGGGGCGGCATTGCCCCCTGTGTTTATGGGTGGTAGCGATATTCCAACCGAAACACGGTGGACTGGTGTTCGTCAAATGAATGGCTTGGCATTTGCAATTGTCAAGATGAATTACAACCAAGAGGCTGAGACAACATCTATCCAGACAGTGACATTTAAGGTCAAGCAAAGCCTGAATGGCACTGGCACAGCAAAGCCCGGTGATGTCTGGTACGACTACATCACAAATGAGCTTTATGGCGCAGCAATGGCTTCTGACATTGTTAACGCAGCGTCAGCGACAGCCTTGAACTCTTACTCGGACGGCTTGATTCCATACACGGACAATGGATCGCCAGCCACCCAGCCTCGCTACCGCATCAATGGTGTTATTGACACAGGCCAGTCGTGCTTAGAGAACATCAACGCAATCATGGTCGCTTGCGATTCATGGAACCAGTACAACGCAGCGCTTGGTCAATGGAGTGTCGTTATCAACAAGGCTGAAACAACAGCCCTTGCATTTAACGACAGCAACATCATTGGCGAGATTCGTGTCAGTGCCTACGACATCACCAGCAGCGTCAACCAAATTGAGGCTGAGTTTCCAAGCAAGGAAAACAGGGACCAGTCTGACTTTGTGTACTACGAGACACCCGCTGGCTTACTCTATCCTAACGAGCCAGTCAACAAGTCATCAATTCAATTGTCATTGGTCAATGACTCTGTTCAGGCTCAATACTTGGCCTCGCGCATTCTTGAGCAAGCTCGTGAAGATTTGATTGTCAACATCAGCACTGCTTACACAGGCATCCAAGTTGACGCTGGCGATGTAATCTCAATCACAAACTCTTCCTATGGCTGGACTGCAAAACTGTTCCGTGTGATGAAGGTTTCTGAGATTAGTTTGCCTGATGGAAATCTTGGTGCGACATTTGAGTTGAATGAATACAACGCACAAGTCTATGATGACCGCGACATCACAAAGTATGCTCCTGCGCCAAACACGGACCTTCCAGACCCATCTTACTTTGGGGCAGTACCTGCGCCAGTGGTAACTTCCAGTTTCCCTTCTGCTGCTGTGCCAAGCTTCAACGTGCAGCCATACATGAGCGATGCAAGCTTTGCTGCTTACGCTGAAATTTGGTATTCGGCATTTCCAACTCCCACAAATGCTCAATTGCTTTTGGGTGGCACAACATCATTGGCAAGCAATGGAGTTCCGTTTGTTGTTGGTCAAACATTGCCGACAGTCAACCTGTCCATACCTGCTGGCAACTGGTACTTCTTTGCGCGAATTGTCAATGGCGTTGCAAGTAGCCAGTTCTCTCCGGCATCAACAGTGTTTAGCTGGAGGCCCACAACATTCCAATACACAGAGCGATGGATTGCGGTGGCATACGCTGACAATGCAACAGGAACATCTGGCTTTAGCCTTAACCCGCGAAACAAAACTTTTTACGGGTTGCTTAACAATTCCACAGCCAATGGAAGCCCAAACCCTGCTGACTACACATGGTACGCTGGCAACTTCTCAACTGCAAATTACCTACTTCTTGCAAATCGTCAGAACAGAAAATTTAGCTTTGCTATCGGCAATGCTGGCTTTGCAAACTTGGGCGGCGCTTTTGTTCCTTCTGAGACATCTGTGTACGACTCATCTGTTTGGGGCGCATTGGAAGATGGCCTGAACTTTATTGATCTTGACCAACGAACAGGACAATTGACACAAGCTGGCACAACAGCAATTAGTTCTGCTGATGGATTGTTGAGTGTGACCAACAATACAAGCGGCTCTATGGTCGTATCTCTGGAGAAGTTCTTAAATTTTGGCTCAGGTATTTATTCCAAATCTTTTGCCGCATCAACTTTGACGATTGATGTGTTTGGTCGGGTTGTGGGATTTACTGAACAAGATGAGTTCTTTTACACAGAGAATGTTTTTGTTGCCACAGCAGGTCAGACATCTTTTTCTGTAACGCACGTTGTTGGCAACATACTTGTGTTTAAGAACGGGCTGCTGCTTGATACAAGCTTGTACACCGAAACAACAACAACTGTTGTATTGAACACGGCTTGCGCTGTTGGCGAGATTGTGATTGTTTACAACATGAGGGCCGTAAGCACTAGCCAATACTATGAGGTGCTTGGCACAACAATTTCATCAAGCGGCTCAAGTACCATTGTTTACGGAGATGCGACAGATCAAATTATTGAAGCTGGAGACAAGTTGTGCTTTGCTGCATCTCAACCAGATGCAACATCTACGGAGACAGTGTTTACCGTTCAATCAGTCAACGTGTCCACCAAAACAATCACATTTACAACGACGATTTCTGGCGCAACAACTGGCTTTGGAGTTTTCAGGCAACGTGCTGCTGGCGCTGCTTATAGGCCATTTAGCCGATATACGTTTGACCTGACTAACGCATCATCTTATGATCCACCAGACTTTACTGTGCGCAATGGCTTTGAGTCAATCTACGTCAACGGATCACAGTTTAATGAAATTGACTATGACCTTTTTGGCAATGCCATTACAGGGTTTCCTGCAAACGTGACTGGCAAGATGACTGTCATCATGTATGCAGAGAACAACCTTGGAATTCCTGCTTCCAACGTGACCAACACTGTGGCGTACTCGGTCAATGGCGCTTTGACTTATCCGTTTTCCAGCAACCCATTGTCGTTAGAAATCTACGCTAACGGCGTTCTTCTGGCTCAAGGCAGCGGCTTGGATTACACCGCCAGCTCATCAAACTATAATTTGGTGACGGCATTTGACAACAACTTTACATTGTTGAACCAACAAACATTTGCCAGAGATGGCGCAGCATAAGGACGCAACATGACACAAGCCTTTAACCTTTCTCAGTTGGCAAACAATCTTGATTCGACAGGTAGATTGGATGCAACTGACGGCCTTGTAAACTCGGTTCCCGTTGCCAATGGTGGAACTGGAGCTTCTTCAGTTGCGGCTGCTGTTTCCAATTTGTCAGCATCTATCTACCCTGTTGGCTCTGTTTACATTAACGCAGCCGTAAACACAAACCCCGCAACACTTCTTGGGTTTGGAACTTGGGTTGAATTTGGCTCTGGCCGTGTCATGGTTGGGTTAAACACTTCTGATGCTGCGTTTGATACGCTTCAAGAAGTTGGTGGAAATAAAGACGCTGTTTTGGTTTCCCACAACCACACTTTTAGTGGAACCACAAGTGGCGTTGGGGATCACCAGCACTTCCCAAGCGTCAACGGAAATACAAACGGCTATGCGTTTGGCGGGGACACTTACAACGTGACTCGCGGATCGCTGGATGGACTTTATCAAAACACGCCAACGACACCTTCTGGCGCCCACAGTCACACATATTCCGGCACAACAAGCACACCCGGAACCTCCTCCAACCACGCCAACCTCCAGCCCCACACCCCT